GAGGTTAAAAAATTCTTAGAAGGCTTGAAGGAAAACGGCGAACCTATGAGCTTACTGCCGTGGCAAGAGTACGTTCTAACTGACATGCTGAAAGTTGACAAGGATGGGCTATTTAAGCGTAAGTCGAACCTACTCCTGATAGCACGCCAGAATGGAAAGACTCATCTGGCCAGGGTCCGCATCCTGGCAGGTCTATTCGTATTCGGTGAACGTAATATCGTAGCTATGTCCTCTAATCGAAACATGGCATTAGACACGTTCAATAAAGTTGTTGATATAATTGAACAGAACGACGCGCTCATGGCGCAGATAAAACAAATCCGCGTGGCCAATGGCCAGGAATCTATAGAGCTTCTAACTGGAGCGAAATACGAGATAGTTGCGGCTACGCGTGACGGCAGTCGCGGAAAAACCGCCGATTTATTATTCATTGACGAATTACGCGAGGTATCTGAGGAAGCGTTTACAGCTGCCAAGCCAGTAACGCGTGCTCGTAAGAATTCGCAAGTCTTAATGACCTCAAATGCTGGCGATGCGTTTTCCAGCGTACTGAATACCATGAGACAGCGCGCCATAGACCATCCGCCGACCAGTTTAGGTTACTGGGAGTATTCAGCCGAAGAATTCGCGAAGATACACGACAAGGACGCGTGGTATCAGGCTAACCCAGCTCTAGGCTACTTGATAGACGAAGATACGATAGCCGAAGCTATTGCCACGTCCACAGTCGAAGCTACAAGAACAGAGGTCCTTTGTTCGTGGGTTTCGGCACTTAAATCGCCCTGGCCGTACCACGCTTTCGAGGATTTGACAGTTCAAGACTTAGTTATAGCTCCAGGACCGAAGACTATCTTCGCTATGGACATATCAGTTAACAAGCGCAACGCCAGCTTAGTCGCTGGTCAGATACGCGACGACGGCAAGATAGCAGTAGGAGTTATAGCACAATTTGAAAGCCAGGTAGCTGTGGACGAGTTACGCATGGCTGTAGAGGTGGCAGAATGGGCCAAAAAGTACCGTCCTCAGATGATTTGTTTTGACAAGTATTCCACGATGAGCGTAGCTGAAAGATTGAGCCAATCTGGCTATAGAACGCAGGACATGAGCGGGCAGGTATTTTACCAAGCGTGCGGCGACCTATATGATGCCATTGTGAACGGGCGCATAGTTCACATCGGACAAAAGTCGTTGGTGGACTCCATGAACAACTGCGCGGCTAAGGAGAATGACGCAGGATGGCGAATCGTGCGTAGAAAGTCCGCAGGTGACGTTAGTGCAGCTATTGGCCTAGCGATGGTGGTCCACCAACTACTGAAGCCACAAAGTAAGCCACAGATTATCGCGGTGTAATTGTTCTAATTGTCCGTTTTGTGTGGTATCCTATCCTGAATGGGACTATTTGACCGTTTCCGTCCGACAAAAATCGAAGCGCAGAACGCGCCGCAGATTATGTCGGAAAATTGGACTATTGCGCCGTTAACAGTCGGCAACATTTCACGCGCGGATGCTATCTCCGTACCAAGCATCGCACGCGCAGCATCGTTAATTAAAGGAATTATCGCAAGTACGCCGTTAGAAGTTTATCGTGACTCAACTGGCGAAGAAGTAGATAATGCTCCTGCATGGATTAAACAACCATCACCTTCGCAGCCACGTTCCGTCACGTTGGCATGGACTGTTGACAGTCTCATTTTCTACGGCCAAGCATTTTGGCAAGTAACGAGCGTTAGCGAGCTCGATGGCCGTCCACTCTCTTTCGAATGGGTACCCAATAGCCGCGTTACATTCAATACAGACCTTTACACCGAATTCATTACTCAATATTATGTTAACGGTAACCCAGTACCAATGTCAGGACTCGGTTCACTCGTTACTTTCCAATCTCTAGGTGATGAAGGTGTATTAGTTCGTGGAGCGCGTACTATACGCGCCGCTGTAGATTTAGAAAAGGCGACAGCTGTAGCTGTATCGTCACCAATGCCTACTGGTGTAATTAAGAACACAGGCGCAGACATGTCTGAAGCTGAAGTGTTAGCAATTCTTAACCAATTTGAAAAGTCGCGTAAGAATCGTTCAACGGCTTACATGACGTCAACTCTTGACTATAACGTAACGCAGTTCTCACCTAAGGACATGACTTACAACGAGAGCGCGCAATTCATGAGCACGCAAATCGCGAGAATGATGAACGTCCCTGCGTGGTATTTGTCTGCTGAAATGAATAACAGCATGACTTATGCGAACGTTATTGACGAGCGCAAGCAATTCGTAGATTTATCACTACGTCCGTACTACGCTGCAATTGAAGACCGTCTTTCACTTGACGACATCACTCCACGCGGAAATATTGTGCGCTTTGCAATTGACGACACATTCCTACGCAGCGATGCTATGGAAAGACTTAACGTCATTGAAAAAATGTTAACCCTGGGCCTAATTTCTCTAGAGCAAGCTATGGAGATGGAAGACCTAACACCGAACGGAAATAACATAAATGAAACTGACATTCTCTAGCGAGATTACGTCGGCTGACTCAGCACGACGTACTATTAGCGGAAAGATTGCGCCAGTAGGCGAAGTCGGACACACTTCCGCAGGTAAAGTAATTTTTGAGCGCGGGTCAATCCAGGTAGACGACCCAAAAAAGGTTTTGTTCCTAGAAGAACATAACGACAAAGTGAGATTAGGCCGCGCTCAATCTATTGAAGCATCCGAAGACGGATGGTACGGCACCTTCAAGCTCAGCGCGTCTACAAAAGCATCCGACGCGCTTATAGAAGCAAGCGAAGGACTAAAAACAGGAATGTCTGTAGGCGTTGAAGTAATTGACTCACGTCCTGCTAATGGCGTTATCCATGTTCTAGCCGCAAAACTAGTTGAAGTTTCTCTAGTCTCAAATCCCGCTTTTAAGTCGGCTGAGATTAAAGAGGTAGCAGCTTCCGAAACGGAAGAAGCTAAAGAAGAAGACAACCAACCAACAGAAAGCGAGGCTGTCGTGGAGAATACTCCAGACACCGTAGCCGTAGCACCTGAGGTCGAAACCCCTGCGGTAGAAGCCTCAGCTCCTAAGGTTACAGCTGCAACACCACGCGTGTATGCACAACCACGCATCGCTCCTATGACTGGCGCACAATATCTCGAAGCTAACATTAAGGCAGCTCTCGGTGATGACAATGCACGCCAGCTCGTACGCGCAGCAGATGACTCAACAAGCACTAACACAGGTCTGACACTTCCTCAGCACCTAAACACTTTCATCACCGACACCTTCACAGGTCGTCCAGCATTTGAAGCCGTTACTCGTAACGCGCTTATTGCAGAAGGCATGAGCTTCACCGTTCCACGTCTTTATGTCAACAATGCAACACCAAACGCAGCACCAACAGTTGCAGACACCAACGAAGGCTCAGCACCATCTGAGACTGGAATGACCTCAGCTTACGACACAGTAACAGTTGAGAAATTCTCAGGTCTCAATCGCGTAAGTTTTGAACTCATCGACCGCAGCTCGCCGAGCTTTATGGAGCTTTTGATGGTCGAGTTGAGAAAAGCGTACGAGAAGGCTACTGATAACGCACTTATCGCAGCCTTTACTGCTAGCGGAACACAAGCTACTGGTGTAGCTGCAACCGCAGCTGGTCTACAAAGCTTCATCTCAACCGAAGCTGCAGCTGCATACAAGGGAACTGGCGGAGATTTCGCTAACAAGCTTGTAGCATCCACAGACCAGTGGGCATCTATCATGAGCTACGTTGACGGTTCACAGCGTCCACTTTACTCAGTCGCATCACCACAATTTAACGCAGCAGGACAGGCTGTACCTACATCCGTTCGCGGTAATGTTCTCGGTACTGACCTCATCGTAGACCACAACATTTCTGTTTCAGGAATTGTTGACGAGTCTGCATTCCTTGTTGCACCAGGTTCGGTATATTGCTGGGAGTCCCCAACGACCAACCTACGCGTTAACGTTCTTACTTCGGGTGAAGTCGAGATTAACCTCTACGGCTATCTTGCAATTTACGTTGCAAAGAGCGGTAAGGGTGTACGTCGCTTTAACCTCTCCTAGTAAGTAGTCGAGTTACCCCAGCGGCTCAGCCCTAGCCGCTGGGGCTAACATTAGAAAGGAAACCAATGCCAGCCACATTCGTAACAGAAGCGGAACTTCGTGCTGCTCTAGGTATTGGTGCTTTATACTCATCGGCCGTAGTTGAAGAATGCTGCCAGGCTGCTGAGAACATCGTAAAAGCTAAACTCTGGTATAACAAATATTCAGTTAGTGCTCACGAAAGCACAACCACAACGGCGACAATTTATACGCCAGTCCAACACGATTTTATTGTAGGTCAGACCATCACGGTCGAAAATTGCGGAGCAAAATATAACGGCTCTAAGACTGTTACCGCTCGCACAGATTTTTCAGTAAGTTACACAGTTAATAACGCTACAGCAGAAGTAAAGAATGATTTAGTACCGTGGGGAACTGTTTACGGTACAACACACATAGATTACCAAACCTTGCCAGAAGTTAATGAAGCTTCGCTTATGATTGCCGTTGACATCTGGCAAGCACGTCAGGCTTCCAATGCAGGTGGCATCTCGCCAGACTTCCAGCCTTCGCCCTATCGTATGGGTAATACGCTTATGGCCCGTGTACGCGGGTTACTTGCGGACCACTTAGCACCAGGCGGTCAGGTCGGGTAATGTCGGCAATCTCTACCCTTCGTGGGACAATCGCGACTGCTCTAAGTGACAATACGGCCTGGCAGGTGTTTTCCTTCCCACCTGCCACGCCGCTTGCCAATTCAATTGTAGTAGAGCCAGGCAACCCATATATCGAGCCTTCAAACGACCATTACAAGACTGTAAAGCCAAAGGTTAACTTTAAGCTTATTGTCCTAGCACCTATGTTCGACAATCAAGGCAACCTTATTAACATCGAAGACTTTTACTTAAACATTGTCAATAAGCTAGAAGCGTCGAACCTGGCTTATTCACTAGGAACTTTTACCGCGCCAGCTGTTCTAAATGGAACCGCAGGGGATTTACTCTCAGGCGAGGTAACTATCAGCGTTCTATCAGATTGGAGCTAACATGGCTGAGGTAGACAAAGAACGCGAAGCTTTCCTTGCCAAAATCGGTCAAGTAAAGCCCGCTGAAAAGAAACAAGAAAAACAACCAAAGAAAGATGAGGAGTAATCATGGCGATTACGCTAAACAATAAAGTCGGACTTAAGATTGCTTCTGTAGACTTGTCCGACCATGTGACCTCTGTCACACTAAACCAAGCATTCGATGAACTCGAAGTAACTGCAATGGGTGACTCAGCGCACAAATTTGTAAAGGGACTAGAGTCCGCGACTATCACCGTTTCGTTCTTGAACGACCAGGCAGCAGCTTCCGTACTTGACACATTGTCAGATGCTTACGGTACTACTGTCGCATGGAAGCTTATCCAAGACAAAGTAGCCGCTGTATCAGCGACCAACAAGCTCTGGACTGGCGACCTTCTTGTAAACAACCTAACACCAATTAACGGTGCTACAGGCGACATGGCCACTATGGACATTACGTTTACAGTAAACTCAGCAGTAACAGTTGCCGACTCAGGCACCTGGTAAAAATTAGATAAGGGGCAACAATGGCAAGTCTACGAGTAACTAGGGCAGATGGCACCGTATCTCAGCACGAGATTACCCCAGCCATCGAGTACGCGTTCGAGCAATATGCGAAGAAAGGCTTTTATAAAGCCTTTCAAGAAGACCAGAAGCAATCGGACATCTATTGGCTTGCGTGGGAATGTTTACGTCGCGCAGACGCGCCAGACGTCAAACCTTTCGGGGACAAATTCCTAGAAACTTTGAAGGCTGTTGAAGTTCTAGGTGATGAATACCCAAATGGCTAACGCGTGATACCTGGACTTATCGGATAGCAGAACTATCTATAAATCTGGGTATCGCGCCTAGCGAGTTTATTAACATGGATAGAGACTTACTAAAAGCCTTCTATGCAGTAATAGCGAAGCAAGCGGAAGATAGGAAAAATGCCAGTCGTAGTGTCAGGGGTCGTAGAGCTTAAAAAGGCTCTCAAAATGTACGCGCCTGATTTGAAGCGCGAAATGGATACGACCATACGGCAAGCGATGAAAGAAGTAACCGACGCTGCTAAGGCTAAAGTACCTGGCATAGTTCCAGGAAATTTATACAACTGGCAGGACAAAGGACAAGAGGAAACTCGTACAGGTTTTCCTAAATATAATTCAGGCATTATTCGAGCTGGACTCACATACAGTTTAGGCACAAGTAAAACTAATAGTCGTGGCTTTCAGGCTTTGTATTCAATGATGAACAAAAGCCCAGTTGGTGCGATTGTTGAAACTGCTGGTCGTGTTCATCCTTTTGGAAGACAACAGAAGGCTAATCGTAAATACGGCCAATCAAGCAAGAATATTGGACAATCTAATAACCCAGACGCAGGACGTCGTTTTGTATTGGCGATGAATGGCGTTGGACCGCTCAAGCAATACGACAAGTTTGAGCGTGGTCGTGGCCGTT